GTTAATATTAATACCAATAAACTCACATCTAACAAATTAATGGGACTAAAAGCACCAACATTTGGTTCAGTCGGCAAAGAATCTGATATTTCATTCACTCATAGTGAGTATATCCAAGATGTAGTGTCCTCTGAAGCATTTGCTCTGGAAACTTTTGCGATTAATGGCGGAAATGATAAAATGTTTAATTGGGCATCAAGAATTGCTGAACTATATGAAGAGTACACACTTGAAGGTTGTGTTTTTGAGTATAGATCAATGTGTGGTACATCTAATACAGCAGCAGTACCAGGGTTTGGTACAGTCATAATGGCAACAGAGTATGATTGTTATGATCCTGGTTATCCGTCTAAGCGAGCGATGGAAACGGCTGAATTTAGTAATAATGGTACACCTTATGAAAGAATATTTCATGCAATTGAATGTGATCCCAAACGTAATGTCCTCCGTTCAAATTTCGTAGTTCCTGGTCTCCATAATGCTAGTGATGCGTTAGGAGATGAAAGAATGAGCGTATTAGGTAACTTTAGTATAGCAACACAAGGACAACAAGCAGCTGGAGTAGTGATGGGTGAACTTTGGGTACACTATAAGATGAGATTATCTAGACCAATTTTAGAACCTGAAGATCCATCATCACTATGGGCTTACCATTTTTCTGGAGAACTTAACATTTTCCCAGCATTAGTAGGTGATCCAACTATTGTTTATACTAATTCACCACCAGTTACTATTTCTATTGGTACTTCTACAGGATCTTTTGCTCAATTTGCTCTTTACAATGGTACATATATAGGTAGAGTTATGGTTAGTGTGTTATCATATAACGCAAGTGCATCTGGTTGGAATGGAGTATTACCGATTGTTTACAATGAAGGAGCATCCTCACCTAATTTATGGTATGGTGATGCATATGGATGGAATCCTTCTATCACTAATGGTATAAGCATTGGAACCACTTCATTGATTGTTGATTTTGCAATACAAAATACTAGTGTTGTTAATGGGCTCTTTTGGAACTCAGACAACATTACCACTTTTGATATTATTGTCACTCCTATGACTAATGAACTTGTTAACGATAGACGTGCAAGAAGACGTAGACGTAGGGGTGAGTATGATAATTATCAAACTCAATTGTCTAAATTGAACAAGCAAGTGCAAGATTTAAGCAAATCAACTAAACAACCAATCAATGTATGTACTAACCCTAACAGTAATTCATCTAAAATAATTATACCTAAAATAACAGCTGGTGTTATTAAAGCCACTGTTGATAATATTGATGATTCTGTACTAAAACAAATAAAACGTAACGAAACTACTGATACAGTAAAACCTGTAGTAGAAATTGAACATAGTCCAATTGAAAACGATTACGATAAATGTGATAGTCCAAAAACCTCTTTATTACCAGATGAACCAATTACTGAAACTATGATAGTAAAAGCCATAGAATCTAAAGATAG